AGCCATAGTTTTCACGGGTGTAGGCGTTCAGTACATCCACAGCGGTGCGCACACTGCTCTTCATACTGGCTCGCATGTAATCCACAGCACGCTTGTAAGAGTTCAATATGTGGCGGTATGGTATGTCAGCTACACCCAGTTCTTTAAACGCTTTGAGTGCGCATATTGAAGCACCTACACCAGCCATCCAGAAGCGCTCATCATTGGTTGCTTTGAACTCAGTGTACATACCGGCAACAGCTTCGCTAACCATCACAGGGAACTTGTCCACGTTGTCTGCAAGGTACTGCGACAGGGCGTAACCGGCCACGCCATAGTTATGTTGCAACGACTTGATGATCTCAATCTCGTGCGGCTCCCATGTCAACTCATGCTCAAGCACAAACTCCAGTAAGCGGCGCAGTTCACCTTCGGATGAGTGTGTACGGCCACCGGTCAGGTAGTCCACGATGTGGGTGTTAGATGACATCAAGGCGTTGGTCATCCACGTTGACAAGTTCAAGCGCTCTTTGTTGGATCCAGACTCCATACGCTCCTTGCCCCGACCTTCAGTCATGTCCAGTAAGAACTCAGGCAACCACTCGAAGTCATCGCGGTTCTTGGATGTGATCTCATCGGTGATAAGTGGGTGGCTGTTGAGCAAGCCGAGGCGCTGTTGCATGGCCACAGGAGATGTGCTCTTGCCTGTGCGGTAGTGGGTTGGGTGACCCCAGACCGATGCCGCGGCTTCCAAGGCAAGCGTCTTACCAGTACCCGATTCTGTACTGGCGCAGTGGTACGTCATGCCGTAGATGCCCGTGAAGCGCATGAAGGGTGCGCCAGCACCGGCAAGCAAAACGGCTAAGTGATCCCACATCTTCTTAGCAATTAGCATGTCGATAAAGGCTCGCCAGTTCTCCATAGTGCCGCGAGGCTCTGTGTTCTTGGTGATGTTCTCCAAGCCCGGCATCGGGACTTTGACAGGGGGTTTACCCTTAGTAAAGATACGACCCGCAAATACATACGAGTTGTCAGGTTGCCAACCATAGCTGTCTGGAACTTTGATTGGTGTTTTGTTGGTGCTAGATTCTTCCACGCATGCCCTCACATATTCAAAAAGGTTTTTGTCATTGCCGGTGCCAAAAGCTGCCACGATGTTTTGGCTTGCCAGCGCTTTTACTGTCTCGTCTTTACTTACCACGGCCTTCTGCGGCATGGTTACGTTTAGCGCCCCTTCGGGTCTAAGCGCAATCATGTGTACAGTGTGGTCGTTATTGCTGTTGAGGATATCCACAACAAACAATTCGTATGGCAGAAGCATTACTTGCTTCTTAGCCTTGTTGCCTTCTTCGTCCTCCACCACACGCTCCATAAAGATACCCCCATTGGTACCATAGGCATAACCACGGGGTGGTGTTGGGCGTATGACCTTGACAACTTCTTTCTCGGTTGCCGTGCTTTCACTTGAAACTTTTAACTCAATTTCTTTCTCTTCAACCTCAACCCCAATCTCACGGCCCAAGATCAACGGATTGGTAATCTTTCCCCAGTGCTGACAGCTTGGGCAAACACCGGGGTTCTCCGAGTCCATCTTGACGCAGGGGTATGGGCCTTTGATACTCTGAAGCTTTTGGTTCATACGAACAGGCTCGTAAGGATGCATCTTACTGAGCCACACAGCCGCCCCGTTGCCGTCCTCACAGACCTTAGCCCATGACAACAAACCGCGCCACAACGGCTCCATACCTTCTTCCGTAGCGTGCTCAACGTAGTGCGCAAGTTGCTTGCATCCCCTGTCGTTTTGCGTGGCCAACCAGATTGGTTTGAACTTTGTTACGCTGTTCTCAAAGAGCTTGACGCTGGTTGCTGTAGGTTCTGCCTTGGTCGGGCGGGTGCCCGCCAAGTCCAGCTTGGGTGCAGCTTGAGGCTCATACACTGAACCAGCCAGTTTCTCTCTGATGAGAGTGGCAATACCTTCGAAGCTAAATACATCGCCTTCAGTCAGTATGCGCACAGGGCGCGGCGTTGCGTACTTCTTCTTGAAGTTGGTGGTTCCGGGCACACGCAAGACACGGGCGGCATCAGCCGTCACAGTCATGTCAATCGCCAAGGACTCCTGTTTACACAGGCGTTTAAAGTTCTCAGCAACAGGCTTCCATGACTCGATAGGAACGGCAGTAAGCAGCGGCCAGTAGCAGTGCAAACCGCCGCCAGAACCCACCACATAGGGCGTACCCAAGGCATCAAGACCAGTTTTCTCCAAGAACGCATTGAGCGCAAGGGCGGCATCCTTCTTTGACGCGTACCCATCCATGTCAATAAACAAAGATTTTATGTACCTTGCGTTTGATGCAAGCCGGTTTTCTTCTTCGCTAAAAGTAGCCAAGGCGAAATAAACGTCGTGCTTGCTGTCGTGCCAGCGTTTAACTGGTGCTTCGGTGTCTTCCAAAGCACGTACAAATACGTGCTCCTTCTTGTTGAGCTCTGCCACACAATACTTGCCAAATTCTGGCGGCGGCAGAACAACCGCTAAAAACTCAAGCGGAGTCATTTGAGTCCTTGGGTTTGATTACGAGAACAGTTCTAGCTGTTTAGCGTTTTTGATAACAACGTCATCAGGCGGAGCCATTACGTACAAGCGGCGTAAGACTTCAATCTGCCATTCTTTTGGCAAGCCTGTATCCAATTCAATCAGTTCAGCACTAAAGCGAATCAGCTCCTGTGTGGTCAAGGTTCTAGGTTGTATTCCGTACATATTTTTCTCCATGCCTCATCGGCTGTGCGTGAGGTCTGCATTATTTTGGTTAAGAATTCGACGCGATTACGATAAGCCCCAAACACTTCCGTGCCTGTGAACCAGTTGTAAACAGTCTGTCGAGAGACGCCGAGCGCATAGGCAATCTTCGTGACCGGAAAGTCAAGATGGATTGCCCAACGCCCAAGCTGGTTGCCCAGAGACTTGGGGGTCTTTGCTACATCGTCAATTACTTTTTGTGAGTAGGCCATTTTATTTGGCCATTGCCTTCATCACTTTTTCCAACATGCCTGATGCTTCTAGCGCGGCTAGGCGCTCCAGACTGTTGACAAGAGACTCGGCTTGCTTGGCTGTTTCGGCAAAATTGGTGTTGCCTGCCACCTTGTTGAACCGCTCAATCGCAAGACCAAGCTTCTCAGCCCCGTCACGCATCTTGCCGTTCACATCGTTAAGATGTTTGTTGGACTCCTTCGCTTGCTCAACCAGAGCGGTAGTGCTCTTGATAAGTGCGTCTGTCAACGCATCGGCGTCTGCTTTAGTTTTTTCTAGTGCGGACATAAATCTCCCTAGTGGTTCTCGTTCGTTAAGGTATATGCCGCCGTCAGCGGCCATAGTAGTCAGATGGTTGAAATCGTGCCACCCACCGGCGGCAGTCGTGTAACCTTGCTGTTTAATCTGACGCATAGCGCCAGCAGTCATGCCTCTTGTGTTTGCAGGAAAGATGATGGCCATGGTTTTAAAGGGGGCCGAAGCCCCCTGTGTACTTACTCATCATCCCAGTCAGCCACGATGTCGGCCAGCTTGTTCTTCTTGGCGGGCACGGACTCAACCTTGGGTGAGGATTTACGCACTTCGGGCTCTTCCTCGGCTTCCGCCTCGACTGGTGTAGGTTTGGCCTTGGCTTTAGCTTTGGTTGCTTTAACTTCGGCAATAGCTTCGGCATCATCTTCGTCGAGCAAGGAACCAATAGACTGCGCAGGGCGCTTACCTTCAATGGTTAATGGGGCAGGGGCGGCAACGCCGTCAGCAAAGGCAGGGGTTACAGCTACGGCCTTCTCTGCATCTTTAGAGTTGGCTTGGTTCTGCGCGGCCTCGTACTCTTCGTCAGTCAACCAACGCTCTGGAGCAAAGATCAGCTTAGGGGCTTCAGCTTTGGTATCAAACTTCATGCGCGTCACGATGGCGTCCAAGTTAACTGGCGGTGTCTGCGCGGCCAAGAAGCGGGCGTAAGCCTGCAGTGGGCGCTTGTCGCCGTCTTCCTTACCAAAGATAGATGTAGCAGGCAAAGTCAACTGAAGCACATCGCCTTCGGGGTTGTTAGCCAAGACCACAGCCATACGCTGTTGGTAGCGGCATGCGCGGCTTTGGCCATTACCAGAGCCAGCAATGTTCTGTGGGCACGTAGCGCAGTTTGATGACTGCTTGTTTTTCACATTAGCGTCAGGTGTCTCGCCATTAGCAGATGTGCAGTCAGGGGCGGCGGCAGCCGCGTCTTTATCATACGAGCCCGCATAGAACACACGGCTAACTTTGGGGGCGGCTTTAACAACGATCACATCCAAGTGGCGGTCATCAATTGAGGCGATCTCTTTGCCGCCAGACAGCAACCTGAACACGCCGCCCTTGATTGAGATGCGCTTCATGCCGGTGCCGGTGTTGACACCGCCAGCCAAGGCCAAAGTAGTTGCAGAAAGCACAGCGTTCTTAGCGAACGATGGCACGTTAGAAGGTTTGAACATAGTAATGTTGCTCATTTTTGTTTCCGTTTAAGTTGGTTTGCGTACAGAGATGTCATACTCAGCGGATGAGTTGAGTCCGGGCGGTACGACCCCGGGGTTTTCTTCCAAGAACTGAGCCATGTTGGACTGCGCAATGCGCTTCTCCAAAAGCTCAACAGCTTCGTGTGCCAGTATGAACTTTTTAAATTCATCCCAGTCTTGCGTGGTGTAGCGAGTCTTGACGGACATAACTGCCGTGCCCTCGGTAGTGCGAACAGATGTGACGCCAATCGCCTTCATTTGTTCCTTGATTGCGTTCTTGATCTCGTCCTGTTGCGCCTTGAGAACTTCAGCTTGTGTGTCGTACTCTTGGGTCAGGGCGGTCATGCGTGTGCGTAATTTGCGGTAGATTTTTACAAGTTTATCTAACGGTACTATTTCTTCTTCCATTGCTTCTCCTAATGAATTGTTGTCTAAGGTTGGACAGTTTACACAGATTTTTAACGGTTGTAACCCCCTTTCAAGATTTAATTTCAGTATCAAACATTTGGGTAAGTAGTAAGTTATCACTAACTTTCCCTGCTAATGCGTTAAACATACGCTTCTCAATCGGACTCCCTTGAATGTGTATCACAGTAACTTTGTCAGAACCCTGCCCCTTGCGGTCAGCACGGGCACAGCACTGGATGTATTGCTCAACAGACATCAGAGGCCCATAGAACACCACTGTGTCGGCGGCAGTCAGCGTAATACCATGCGCTGTAGCGGCGGGTTGCATCACCAATATGCGCGGTGTGTCCTCAGTTTGAAAGCGGTGGATGATAGAGCCGCGTTTGCTTGGAGACACGTCCCCATGAATGCACTCGTTGGCAATACCCTTCTTGGTCAAGTGCGTGCTTATCGTATCGATGATGCTTCTGAACAAGGCAAACACAATCACCTTGCGGTCAGTCTCTTCCAGTATCTCTTCGAGTACTGCAAGCCTTGGCGAAGAATCAAACTCAACCACTTCCCTGTCATCCGTATATGCCGCACCACAACTGATCTGAAGAAGCTTGGATACACCAGCCGCAGCATTGACCGCTGTAATAGTCTCCCCTGCCGCTTGCACTAGCATGCGGTCTTTAAGCAGCTCGTAGTATTTCTTCTGTTGTGGGGTCATTGCAATCTCACGCGTCATCGTAATGACAGGGGGGAGATCCAAACACGCTTCTTTTGTAAAGCGTATCGCAGGTTGTAGTGCTTCATGCACCCTATCCTTGGCATCTTCTTTAGCCGCCCACTTAAAGGCAGTTACTTTATTCATGACCTGATCGCGCCATGCGGTAAAGAATTTAGGTACGCCTTCAGGATTAACCAGCTTGGCCAAGCCATACGCATCAACAGGTGATTGTGAAGCGGGTGTGCCCGTCATCATCCAGAGATATGTGTTGGGGTTGATGATGGAGTTAAGCGCTTTCCACCGACGTGTTGTGACTGTTTTATATGCGTTGGCTTCATCAACAATCACAAGATCAAAACGGCCATCGTTACGCACTTCATCTGCGATCAGGTTAAGACCTTCGTAGTTGGTGATGACGATCTCATAGTCGTGCTGAATCATCTCAATGCGGCGACTAGCCTGCGGATGGTGCGCGATAACTGCAGAGCGATGGATGATGCTGTTGTTGATGTCCCCCATCCACGCGCTGTGCATGATCGACAAGGGGCATAGAATGAGAACCCTGCGTACCTTCTTGAGCTTCATCAAGTAGTCAGCCGCCCATAGAGCAGACAAGGTTTTACCAGTGCCCGGCTCTGAGAATACAAACGCCCTTCTGTACATTGTCAGGAACGCGGAGGTCTCAATCTGGTGTGCCATAGGCTTGTAACGCCCCGGCCAGTTGTAGCGCCTAATGATAGGCGAAGGTACGTCTTTAACGCCTAGGTTACGCAAGACACGCACTTCATCCAAGCCCCAATACACAGCGACATCGTAGCCTCCGTCTGCACGGGGCGTTGTTATGCTTTTTGGAATGATGGAGTATTTGTGCGGGTTTCTTGTGCGTAAGATTAGTGCTTTGTCTTCTACGATTTCCATTACTTCTCCGAAGATTATTTATTGTCCGCTCTGTTGGCAGATTTGCTACGCATACGCAAGTTACCTTTAGTTGATGTGCCGCCTGAGCGCATGGGCTTGATGTGGTCTACATCTTTGCCGTCACCTTTGGTGGCCGATCCCGTCTTCTCCATCATGCGACGAGCCTTAACGCGCTCTGCTCGCTTCTTGATCTGATCGGGTTTGCCTTGGTAGTTAGCATACTCTGACGCATAGTTTCTTGTGGCCATGATTGTTCCTAGTGTTTAGGGTTGAACTCGCATCCGGTGACTTGACACCATCCGCATAGCGGGGTCTGTGTGGGGTTCCATACATCGTTCTCAAAGCTTGCTTCGAGACGTGCAGTACGCTCACGATACTTCCACCAGAACTGCTCGGCTTGATCTCGTTGCATCTGCATCTTGACCATATCATTTTTCACAATGAACAGCAATGCTGAGTTGACCTTGCGGATGTGGGGGAAGTGCGCAAAGACCATGAGCGACATGAGCACAAGCTGATCCCTGTCGGGGTACTTGTTGTTGCCAGTCTTCCAGTCTCCCACCCACGCCGTAAGGTTCTCGTCGTCAACGATAAGAATGTCAGCAATCCCGCGCACCCAAACATCAGGCGCTTTCCAGTTAGTAGGCGTAAGGTCAGCGCGTAGCGCCATCTCGTACTCTGCTAACTTTCTACCGGGCTTTGCAAGCATGGCATCCACTACAGGCTGGAACTGCGCGTACTCAGGCGGTATAGGCTTTTGATCTTGGATGTAGTCCTCGATAGCCTTATGTACCTGATTGCCGTAACGCGTGGCCTCAGTCTCTTGGAAGGGGTACTTCTTTAAGACTTTGACCTCGTGGTATCTGCGAGCGCAGCCCTCAAAATCTTTGAGACTGCTGTGTGACCATGCTGGTTTTTTCATTCGAACTTCGCTGTGTTAATGGCTTTGTTAAGCCGTGTTGCAAATGCTGATACGAAGCGCTCGTCACGATACAGTGGACTGTCCATGTCATGCAAGATTGCATGCGTAAGTTCGTGCCAGAACGTGTCGCCTACTTCGTGTTTTGTGAACGGCTTGCCTGTGTGGTTGCGTGTACCGATACGAATGTGTTGCGCGTCATAGTGCACACGCCCCACGTAGTTCTTATCAATCATAGCCTCAATGACTTCCACGCTATACCAGCGCCTACCGACTCTTATTTTTGTTGGTAATTTCAATACTGCTTCTCCTAGTTTTTTGCTAACCCATAACGACGGTGTGCGCCACCGTCAGCGTCTAATGGAATGCCCGGCATATAAGGCGGCTCCATAGTCATCTGCGCCAAGACCCAAGTCTTAGCTTCTTGCACCTCTGCGTCAGGAACCACAACGATCTGCTCGTCATGCACTGTTCCCGCCACAAAGTATCTCTTTGCAGTACGTACCATCCCATCAGTCATCACGCATCTCGCTACGCCCTGCGTGACATTGTTGGTTATTTTTCCTGCATATATCTTAGTACTATTTTCGCCGTATGTCCACTCAACACGTTCTTTTTCTGTTTTCTCATCTTTGTACCGCCTGATCTGTAAGTATGGGTACAGCAGCTTCATGCCCGAGGGCAGCTCGATCTCGCCCTTACGATACGTCAGACACTTGTGCTTGTACTCCTTCCCTTTATAAAGGGACTCTTGGATCAGGTGCGTGTTCAACTCCCAGAAGTCCACCACAGGCGTAGCTGTAGCCCTGTACTTGTCGATGATGGCCTTGGATGCTAGGCAGTGGATGACTAGCTCTTTGGTTGTACAGGTGTGCGGTATGGCTTGGAGCTTCTCAACGTTTACTTCCCAGTCAAGGAACTTCTCCGCCATGGCTTGCGTGACCCCGAGTTTCTTCGCAAAACCCAAGTCGTAACGCTGTGGGGGCGCCCCAAGGAATCCAGTGAGTAGCTGTGAGGCAAAAGCCGCCCAGCCGAGACCGTATCCACAGCCAAGCAACGCGCTCTTCGCCGACTGCCTAAGATCAGGGTGAGTTTCCTTACTAAGTCCGGGTATGTTGAACATCTGTGCTCCAAACGCCGCGTAAGGGTCGCCGCCACTACGGAAGATGTCGAGCATGTCCGTGTAATCCGAAAGCCATGCGAGCACTCGCGGCTCAATCTGCGAAAGATCCCCGACAACGAGTTGATGCCCCTCGGGAGCCATAATTGCTTTGCGTAAGAATGATCCTCGCTTGAGGTTTTGCATGTTGATGGCCGAGCCCTTGCTTGCCGTCCACCGTCCGGTCTGCGCCCCATAGTACGAGAGCGGGACTGGTAACGTGCCCCTTTTACTGATGTCGAGGAACCTTTGGGCGCGTGTCCTCTCAGTGGTTGACTTAACCCGAAGACGCGCTTCACAAAGTAGGGCAACGTCTTCACGTTCACCATTAAGGAGCGCTTGAAATAGGGCATCGTTTTTAGCAAGTGCGAGGGTTTCTTTGCCGGTCGTCTTACTTGTCTTGGTTGGCGGAACCACGTTGAGTTTCTCAAGTAGTGCAGCAAACTGCGGGTTCGATGCCAGTGCAGTTTCCACCACGCCGAGCTTGTGTAATAGTGCTTCACGGTTTTCTTTCTCCTCTAGTATGGCGTCTGTTAGCATGTTGGGGTCAAGCTCAAGACATGCACGGGTGTACATCTTGAGCGTCATGTCAATGAGTCTTAGTTCCTTTGCTGGGTATCCTTTGACCAAGCGATCAAAGATTCGCTCGCATAGATATACGTCGTGTTTGCAATAGTCTGCAAGCTCAGATTCCAAGACCTCGTCCAACTCGGCCACACCATTTGTTGTGTGTACGGCTGTCCCTTTGGCGGGAAGACCAAAATCGATTGCAAGTTTGGCGAGACTGTTGCCAACCTCAACGCCTCTGAGAGCGCGCGCCATTGATAGGGTGTCGAAGATGAAGGCTGGCTGTACGCCGTAACGCCACTCCATAATGGATACATCGAACTGTGCGTTGTGCGCAAGCACTGCGGTTCGCCCCCAGTCAATTCCAGAAAAGTATTCACGTAGTCCATCTCCTCTAACCCAAGTAGTTGGGCTGTCAGATCCGTACTCATGAACACAGCATCCAAACGCGTGAAATAAGTCATGGCGTATGTACTCCTCGGTTGTCATCTTGCTAAGGGTGTAGCCGTCTTTGGTGTCCCAGTAGGTCTCAAAGTCGATCGATAAGATCTTGTCGTATGGTGCGCTCATACTTGCCTTTAGTTGAAGTGCTCTTTGGGTGGTGCATCATACGTGTTCAAGTGCCCAAAGAAGCTTGTAGCTTCCTCCATGAGCTTTGCACCATCCATAGCGTCGCAGTTCAGGCTCACCACACCTGACAAACCTTCGGTGGGGTTGCCAACTATGACAAGTGCGTGTTGCGCGTTATCTCCATAGCAAGACACTAGCGTATGGATCAATAGCTTGAAGTGTGCCTGCTCTCTGTCAGACATAGAGTTCACCTTGTGGGCAAGCTCCTCATCTGTCATTTGACTTTCGTTATGTATGTAGTTCATTTCTCTTCTCCGTGAGTAGTAGTTTTAAGTCCTCAAGATTGTGCTCTCTTGCGATGAACACGGTTCCGCCGTGCTGAATGATGGCGTTAAGCTCCCTGTCCTGCAGAGCTGTGGTTACACCTTTGCCTGCTTTACATTCGACGGCCACAAAGTGGCCATCCATGCATGCAATGATGTCAGGTATTCCTGCGCGGCCGTAGCCGTTAGCAGGCGGCATGAAGTGGTATATACCAAGCGTATCTAGCAACTTGCGCACGTTGGCTTTTACTTTGGCTTCAGGTGTTTGGGCCATGTTGGATCCAAGTCATATCAATCATTTTCTTCTCCTTGTTTACGTACTAGGAAGGCAGCATCGGGATGACGTGCGTGTTTTATTTCTTCGTCGTAATACCGGTTGGGTAGAGGTCTGTGCTTGTCAAGCATTTTGCGTAACCATTCGGTGCCACCCAACTGTTTAAAAATTGCGGTGTGTCTTTCGGTCAAGCGTATGCTTGTGCTTTTAAGTGGTTCGTATGGTTTAGGTCGCGGCACTGTTCTTCTCCTTTAAGTCTAAACAATCCCTGCAAATAAACTTGTGAACGCTGCCCCCAAAACCATCCATTGTGCGGTTAAAACCCCCGTTTTGAGTTTTTTCCTTTTGGCATTTCCAACACAGTTTCTTTTGCATTGCACGATACTTGTTAAGCGCTTTTGTAGCCGAGTAAGCAAGTATGTTTTCACCAATAAAGCTTCTTTGCCCTTGGCCTTGCTCCGTTTTTTTCATGTGTTCTTCTCCTTGAGCTTAACTTCAATGGCGTTATAAAAAACACCCCATCCATCCACGCTATGTTTTTTGTACAACTCAAGTTGTTCTTCATCCGTCAGCCCTACCCACGGCTTCAAAGTCTGTTGCACTTTAGCCTGAGCCGCCATGCCATCCTCAAAGCCTTTGCCATATACAGCGTGGTCAGCGTCAATCAATTGTTTGATTAGGTTTAAACT